ATACTAAAAGCATGAAAAACAAAACCTCAATGACCAACTACCGCAATCCATTCTCCCTTCACCGCCAGTGGGTAGAGGAGGATATGTCCACAGAGTGTGAGGCAGTAGAAGCCTTCGACCGTGCCGTTGCTAAGGGTGAATTGGTACTGGGTGAGGATGGATATTTTTACCCTGCCACCTGAGGCACTGACCACCAGCTGCCTTCACTGATTCTCCGACCCCTTACACTGAATATGGCAAACAAATTCCTTCCCATGATGTCCTTCGCTGTTCAACCCCTTTCCTTCGGTTCTAATCTTGACGAATGGGGATGTTCCTTCGCTCTCACGATGCAGGAAGCGATAGAGATCGCTCTAGATTGGAGTGCTAGTGATCACGGTGCGACGATGAACATTTTTCAGATGACCAAGGGCAAGCCGCTTCTCATCAAGCGAGTGTTCGCCTGAGACACTGGCACACACCCCCTGGACTTTCCCCTCATTTGCTGCAATACTAAAAGAGTCAAAGAAACACACAAATGCGAAAGATCGAAACCCAAATGAACAAAGCCATCACCAAAGGTGTTGACTTCAAGTTTGACAACACCGAAGTCATCAACTGCACCAATGTCGCTGATGTCTACCTGCATGGCAATCTGATCGCTCGTATCGGTGAAACTTGGATTGAGTTGTTTGATGGTGGTTGGAAAACTGCTACCACCAAGTCCCGTCTGAATGCTATTCTTGCTGCACACGGCTGTGATGGTGAGCGTGTCTTCCAACAGAAAGGCCAGTGGTTCATCACTATCAACGGAGATAAAGTTCCTTTCTTCTCCGGTATGCGCCTGAACTGAATTTCTGCCCTGGTGATGACATTAAAAGCACCACCTCGCCATCACGTTTGATTCTTCGTTAACACTTTTCACCTTATCTTTTTTCTCATGGCACTCTACAACATCGCAACTGATCTCAACACTAAGGAGACGATTTGGGTTGCAACTAATGTCGTCAAAGGTCATACACAACTTAACTCTCACAGTTCTGAGTGTTTCAAACTTGCTGGCATTGATGGATTCTCTGCTGCTGAACTTGCAGGTCTTTATACAGATTATTCCGGACCTTTATACTCCTGAGTATAACTAACTCATTCGTTCTTCGTTTATAATCAACCAATGCAAATCTCCGACTTTCTGATCACTTCGTTTCAAAATGTACGTTCATCAAAGCGTACTGATGAACTGCACAAAGTGCTGCTCGATGAAGTTCTGAATTCGAATCCTGAGTGGGCAGAATATACCTGGGAATATGAATATCAGTTGTCCGTTGATGGTTTCGGCGGCACTTTTGATGTAGACATTGCTGGTTTCAGTGAGGGTCAACTTAAGGTTGCAATTCTTGCCAAAGCTATCAATAGCAATGTCAACAAAAATATCAAGAACTACGCGAACACCACTATCGGTGAAGCAGCGCGAATCATGTTTGCTCCTAATGCTGAGATGGAGAAAGTTCTCTTTGTGAGTATTCTTCCCCGTGTTGCACCTCGCTTTAACAAGGGCGGAGATGTTGTCGGATTCGATGATGTCCTGTCTGCAAAGTCTCGCACCAAGGTTAATGAAGTCTTGCAGGCACAGTATAACGGTGTGGTCGAATCTGTGGACCTATTCTTTGATATTAGCGATGTGCGGAACTTTACACGCTCCGAGCAATTTGATCAGATTGATGTAGAGAATCTGGATGAACTTGTGCTCGCCTGATTGATGCTGAGTGTCACGGACGAATGTGTTATCGTTCGTGACACTTTTTGCAGATGATGTGATTTTGGCAGTGTTTTTATGGGGGTTCGTTTATATTTTTGCGGGCGATGCGGTTATAAAAATCCCAACCTCCCCTAACCTACAACGAACCCAAATCGACCTCTAAATATCAGACTCAAAAAAAATTTCCCAGTATATAAAACGACCACAAAAACCCTCTTATGGCAAAAAAATTTCGCAGAAAAAATTCACCGTATTGGTCTTTTTGGAAAGTCGTGTTAGCTGGTTGGTGCGGCCGATATCCTCGCCAGATCTTCTGGAATCCTCTGATACGTTATCCAGTGTGTGTATTGACAGGTTGGGCAGCAGTTCGGTTGATCAACCTGATATTCTCATAAATAGATGCAAGGTGAAATTATGCAACCCTCATGGCATATCAAATACGAGCAAAAACAACAGGAGTTATATTCTGTGACGATCTGAAAACGAAAGAGGAAGCAGAGAAAAATCTGCTGACAATTCAGGGATTGATAGCGATCAGTGGAATAAAAACCGATTATATTGCAGACGACTTTGAAATTGTGAATGCCTCATCATAGATTGACAGATCATTCTATTTACTGTAAACTTGAACTTGAATAAAGGAAATTACTTATGGCAAAAGGATTTGTAGTGAAAGCAAACTCCCCCTTTGCACAGAAGGCACCCGAGTGGGATATTGCTGCAATTAAAGAGCGAATGAAAGGTAAGCGAATTGTATTCTGCCTACCTGGTCGTGGTTGCTCTTACACATTTCTGAAAAACTTTGTACAACTCTGTTTTGATATGGTTCAAAACGGAATGAGTATTCAAATTTCTCAGGATTATTCATCCATGGTGAACTTTGCACGTTGTAAAGTTCTTGGTGCAAATGTTCTTCGTGGTCCGAAGCAAATTCCCTGGGATGGAAAACTGGAATACGATTATCAACTTTGGATTGATAATGACATTGTATTCAACACTGAAAAATTCTGGCAACTGTGTGATCTTGCAGTTCCTGAAAGTGGTGAAGAACGTGAGATTGCATGTGGTTGGTATGCAACCGAAGACGGTCATACAACCTCTGTTGCTCATTGGTTAGAGGAAGAAGAGTTTCGTAAGAACGGTGGTGTGATGAATCACGAAACTGTGGAATCGATGGCAAAGCGTAAGAAACCTTTCATTGCGGACTACACTGGTTTTGGTTGGGTCATGATTAAGAATGGTGTATTTGAACGTATGGAGTATCCTTGGTTTGCTCCAAAGATGCAACAGTTTGAGTCTGGTGCAGTTCAAGACATGTGTGGCGAAGACGTGAGCTTCTGTTTAGATGCAAAGGAACTGGGTATTGAGACCTGGTGTGATCCTCGCATTCGTGTCGGTCATGAAAAAACTCGTATTATCTGATGAGAATTCTTTATAACGGTAGAATCATTTATCGGAATCTCAGTCATGAACAATGTGCTGAGATTCTTGACGAATTATCCGAACAAATTTACAATGATAAAATAGATCCAACAGAAATTGAAGTGGAGGAAGACTAAATGGCACAAACAAGAAAGTCGTTATCTGGATCAGCAAAAATTGAATCTCATCCCAAGAACACACGGCAGGGATGTGGCAAGTCGAAATAATGCGTAAAAGCCCTATTGAAAACAAGGTAAGTAATCGTAAAGATCTTTCATGTATTTGGAAGATCTTTTCTTATAGATAGCAAAGAGTCTTATATGCGCGTTCCTGAGTAGACCCAAAACTCCTGACTCTTATTTAAAAACAAAACTTTATGGCATATTTAAATCATAATCTTCCAACATTCACTTGTTACATTCGTAATGAGTTTCTTTACAATCATAAACAGGGGCATGAAGACGTTACCTTATGTGATGTGCATTCAGTAGCATCAATTGAAAAAAGAGTTCCACTATTTGAAACATTTTTAGAGAATGGTGTGAACTGGACTCGAAGACCAATTCATGCATTTTGTTGGAAACCCGATGCAATTGTTCCAAAATTGGAAGATTGTATGTGGTGGGACTGCTTTTCTCCTTATATTGATGTTCAGATTCGATCTCGACTTGCGGGACTACGTGCAGAATTGATTAATTATCGGGAAGAAAGGAATGAAGGAGTCTACATGTTCACGATGGATTGGTCCTGGGAGTCAAAATCGACTCTAAATACTAATTTCAGTGAGACTCCTGAACATAAATGTGCTCATTTTTTCAAAATGGACAATGGAAACTTCTATGCATATCCAAATAACAAGATCATATGGTATGATGATGCTTGGATTTGCAATAGAATCACTCAAAATCCTGGATATTTAATTGACATGAACGAATATTCAGTTGAGAATAAGAGAAAAATTGAGACTTCTGACAACTTTATGTACTAAATTTTAATTTAATCGGGATGGCAACCCCGTAAAAAGTTCTAATTCAATCGAATTAGGAGCAACATGTCAAATTTACCCGTTGATAGAGATCAAAATTACATGTATCAGATGTGGGGAACAACCTCACTGATCACAGATTACTCAAAAAACACGAATCAGAAAGAAATTCGAGAGGTTGTTGGGGATTCAGAAACTCCAATAAAACATAATTTTGAAAAACAAAACAAAATTCACGCAAAAATTCGCAATGATGATGATTATGATGATTGGGAATATGGAACAGAGCCACTTTATGGATAAAAAGGGAATTTTGATGTAATAAATATGATAGAAATATAGTGTTTTTCGATGCCAGTTGAGGTTCAACAACGAACATCACTCGGATTTAAAGACCTCAGCATGTCTTTTCAAAAAAATCCGTTGACAAACGACCTGATTGCACTTAATCATGCAAATGCGATTGCTCAATCAGTTAAAAATTTAGTTTTAACTGATCCAGGAGAAAGATTTTTTAATCCTGATCTTGGAACTGGTATTTCGCAGTCACTTTTTGAGAACATTGATGTCATTTCATCGTCTCAAATTCAAGTTTATGTTGAAAATACCATTCAAAACTACGAACCACGAGTCAGATTGCAAGAAGTTATCATTGTTCCAGATTTTGATAATGGAATTTTCAATGCAACAGTAAAGTATGAGATTGTTGGAGTCGATATACCACAACAAGCACTAGCATTTCCCTTAGTTAAAACCAGGTAGATAAATGCCACTAGTTAAGTTTGCCAATTTAGATTTTGATCAAGTCAAAGAGTCTATCAAAGACTATATCAAATCTAACTCAAATTTCACTGATTATGACTTTGAGGGATCAAATCTCTCAGTGATTATTGATGCACTTGCTTATAACACTTATCTTTCCTCTTACAACGCAAACATGCTGAGTAATGAGGTTTTCATTGATTCTGCAACACTCAGGGAAAATATTGTTTCATTAGCAAGAAATATTGGTTATACTCCTCGTTCAAGAAAAGCAGCAAAGGCAAATATATCTTTTTCAGTAAATGTTGGTTCTTCAACTGCTCTAACTTTAACTTTAAAAGCAGGAACAGTTGCAACTTCAAAGCAAAAATTTGGAAATTTATCATTTTCTTTTACAATTCCATCAGATATTATAGTTCCGATTGTAAATGGAACAGCAAATTTCAGTAATATTACAATTTACGAAGGAAATTATATTACTGAAAACTTTACAGTTAATACAAATATACCAAATCAGAAGTTTGTTCTTGGAAATGAGCATATTGACACGTCAACTTTGGATGTAAAAGTTTATCCAACGTCTCAGAACACTTCATTTAAGCAATATAATCTCAAAACTGATCTTTTTGATGTAATTTCAGATTCACGAGTTTACTTTATTGAGGAAATTTCTGACCAAAGATATGAAATGTTCTTTGGTGATGGAGTTTTTGGTAAAAAATTAGATAATGGGAACTATATTACAGTAAGTTACACTGTAACAAATGGAGAAAATGGTAACGGTGTCTCTTCTTTTGCCTTTGCGGGAAGAATATTTAACAATAATGGAACATTAGTAACCTCAGATATCTCGGCAATTACCACAAATTCAAATTCTACTGGTGGACAAGAGGTTGAATCGGTGGATTCGATTCGAAAATATGCCCCAAAAAGATATTCTGCTCAAAATAGAGCGGTAACAGCGTCAGATTATGAGGCAATGATTCCAAGAATTTACCCAGAAGCAGAATCTGTGACTGTTTTTGGTGGCGAAGAATTAACTCCTCCAAAGTACGGAAGAGTTTATGTTTCAATCAAACCAGTAAATGGACAATATCTTTCAGCATCAATTAAGGATAATCTTATAGATGAGCTTCGTAAGTATAAAATTGCAGGAGTATTACCTGTAATTCTTGATGTTAAGTACGTATATATTGAATTTAATTCAACAATCTTCTATGATCCTTCCTTAGGATCAAACGCAGACAATTTAAAATCAGAAGTATCTCATTGTATTGAGATGTATGCAGATTCAACAGAGTTGAATAAGTATGGAGCAAAGTTCAAATATAGTAAATTTACAAAAGTAATCGATGATTGCACAGATGCAATTACTTCAAATATTACTAATATTTTCATTCGTAGAGATCTTGCACCAGTTCTAAACAGTTTTGCAGAGTATGAGATTTGTTTTGGTAATCGTTTTCATGTGAATCCAAATGGTTATAACCTAAAAACTTCTGGATTCAAAGTAAATGGCATTGCAGATACTGTTTACTTTTCTGATGCTCCCAATCC